TTTATATAGGAAATATAATGGTCAGGACAGCGAAATCAGCGCCTTACTTGGGAAATGTGGGTTCTAATCTCTTGGCTTAGCTCAACGCTACCACTTCGCAGCCAAGGTCAACAATGGCGAACGGCTCTGCCGATGCTCCGCTTTAGCTTGGATCTCGAGATTGACCCGCCTATTCATCCATGCCGATGCGTATTGTTACGTAACACGTCGGAGTGTTGGCGCGCAACTCAGGGTCGAAAACGATCGGCGCCACCGGCCTCGGACCACGTCATACGCCGGTTGTGGCTAGTAAGTATGGGTTCGAAGCGACATGAAGGACTTCGCGCCCTCTTGCTTCCACAGTGCTTCCACGGGTGGCGCAAACGCAAACGCCGCCCCGGAGGGCGGCGCATAAGCGCTTGATAACGCGTTACTTTTTGGTTGCGGGGGCAGGATTTGAACCTGCGGCCTTCAGGTTATGAGCCGTAACCTTCAGTTCAAGAAACCAGTTTCAAATCAATTCATTGGACGACAAGCCTTTGATATGGCGGAATCATTGACCTGCACAAAAAGGCATTCATCGGCGTTCGGCGGATTCAGACCTCATCTGGGCAGCTTCCATGGGTTGACCAGGCGTTGACAAGAACACTGATGAACCAACCGCGACCATCCTTCCTTACACGATCACACTCGTCGCAACCTTGGCGGCAACCTTGGCACTGATCTCAGAGTACATATCAACGTCGTGCCCAGGCGCGGAGATGGAAACCACCAGCGCATAACGCCCCTTGTCGTTGAACCGCTTCTGCCCGGGATGAGTCTTCCACCAACCGGTGACAGGATAGACTCCGATGGCGTCATGGGAGGCGAGGTCGATAGCTTTCCCGCGCCACAGGTCACAGTGCAAGGACCCAGCCTGAACTGCGGCAGGGCCCAAGAGCCAGTATTTTCCGTCTTGCTGTGATACGACCTCATCTTTCTCCTGCCGACCCGACACCCGCCGTTTGAATTGCTCCTTTGTTTCAAGCCGCTTTTTCACTGCGAAACGGAGGCCAAAGGATCGATAGGTCTCAGGACGGGTCGCCGCTCGGCCAGACAGGTTCGGTTCAACGAAGTACGAAAGCGTCACTTTCATGGTGACAATTCCGTTCTCGATCTTTTCAAGCTCCCTCTTGGGCCAAGGCAGGTCGTAGAGGTGCATCTCGTTGAATACCGGCCCGCCGCTCTCGCCGATCACGAAAGGCTGAATCGGCGCTTGTGCGATCAACGTCACGTCGTTGCTTGCCGAGTTAATCGCACGTTGAAGGTCGGGAACACCGTATCCGACTTCTCTCAGGACCGCTTGCTTCACGGCTTTGGTCCCAGTTTTCCAATGCTGTCCGGTGCCGATCAGCCGCTTGCGGATCGGTTCGGGCCAATTTGCAGAATCAACTGCCAGTGCCCGGTGCGTCTCGGGCCATAGGTCCGGCAAAGCGGCTTGCAACGTGCCGACGAAATGCCCCGCCATCCCCGCCGCCGCGCTGGTCGCCCAGAACGGCACAAGCGGCTCATGCACGACATTAGATCCAGGCGCGAGAAGGGAGACTGACGGCTCCCAGCCACAATCCCCGGACTGATCGGCAATCATATTACCTGCCTCGAACAGCACCTCAGGCTTGATCGGGGTAAGGTCGGACGAAAGCGCCTTAGATCCCAAGCTGAACGGGCTGCGGTGGTTTGCGGGCACAACCGGCTTCAGTCCGGGTGGTTTCGTAGGCGGCGTGTCCTTGCGGGTAAACCCGCCGATGGTAAGTGCGTTCCAGCTTTGTGACGGATCTTCCAGAGGATGCGAAAGCCGCACATGGTCGAGCTTTCCTCCAGGCATGTTGCCGGTTGCCACAACCATCAGCCGTTTGGGTCGTTCGGCCGCCGGGACTCCGTCGGCCTGATCGCCGGGCATCGAACCCGACGTGATCTGATCCAACGCGCCACTCCAACTCGACGGCCTCTCCGGTGGAAAGTCACAGGCCGAGTTGGCGAGGCAGAAAGCACGGCGCACGTTTGGCCTCTCTGCCTCCACCAACGCAACCGCGCCTTCGGTCACGACCCCATAACTCGGCGGCTTTGTCTTCGGGAAGCCCCGTGGCGGGAGCAGTTTCATTGACTCGATGGCATGGGTAAGCTGCACTTGCCGCGTGTCGTTCATCAGTGATTCAAGATCACCATAGAGCGCCAGTCCGGCAAGGGGAGTGCCATGCCCTCCATTCGGATGGTGATCGTCCGTCCCCCATGCCGCATCATAGGCCCAAGCCCCATGCAGGGCAGGCGCTATAAGCGGGTGCTGTGCTGCGATGCCTGTATCCAATGCGCAGACCGCGTTGGCGTCCTGAGACGGCGGGACGATGCGCTTGGCAAGGTCTGCGGTCCAATCCTGCGGCCCAACGCCCTTCGCTCCCCGGTCGAGAAACGGTTCAATTGTCCCGGTTGCCTTCCTGATTTCTGCAACGGCTCCTGGGATACGCCCGACGAAGCCGGCAATTCTCTCGGCAGACGCGTGAACGAAAATCACCGTGGTGTCGGGAAAGAGGAGCCGGTCTTCGTGAACGTCTAGCCCCGCGAGCCGCGCCGCTGCCGCAACCCCTTCGGCGATTTTCCCGTCATGCCGGACCCAAAGCTCCCACCACAGTGGTTCAACGGACGCGAAATCGACATCGCCGACAAACAGAGCATTGGCATCGGCTGCACGGATGGTCTCGACCTTCTCGAACCTGTCCACATCTGGGCGGGGCTGATTGCCTTGCGGTTGCCCGTAAGAGTTAATGCGCCCCTTCAAGAAAGTGCGGGCATCATCCGGCACAAAGAGTAGCGCGCTCTCCGTCCGATCATCACGCCGCTCCGACCGCAGCACAACCACGTCCTGCGTGGGGAACTCCAACCCTTTCGGCAACTTCACGGCTTGGGCGCGACTACCCTCTGGCGGTGGCACGGTGCCGACTTCGACGATTGCACCGGCCTTCAGCCCCTCCACTGGCAGGCGAGTATCTTGCCCAGCAACGGGAATATCCCCAAGGGCAGCGGTCAGTTGATCGAGAAGAGCCTTTGAATGCGCCGCATAATCATCCCGGAGCGGCTTAGGGTCTATTTTTCGCCGTGGATAGGAATAGGCGATCCCATCCCGAAACACATCGAATGAGATATGCACATGCTTGCGCGCTCCGAAATCACTCTGCTCCGCCATCAGACCCTACTCTGCAATTCAATAGGCCAGTCATTCACGCTCCAACGGCAAAACTACAGATCGGAGCCCTTCCGAAACTTGCCTTTGAACGTCTGGCGATCATGCAGGGCGGCGCGCAGCACGTCAGCCGAAATCTCTGTCGCACCTTCAATGATTGCGTCTTTCACCACAGAATCCGCAGCACGGACCAGTTCGCCCGGGCTCAGTCCCGCGAGCGCCGGAGCCAAAGCGGACCATGACCGGGCCTTCAGCTTGAACTTTCCAAGTCGCTTTTCGATGATCGCCCGTGCTGCCGCCGGATTGGGCAGCAGATACTCGACAACCTCATCAAAACGCCTCGCCAGAGCCTCGTCGAGAATTTCAACATGGTTTGTCGCGGCCAGCACGAGGCTATCCGTGGAGTTTGGCTCCTCCATGAAGGCTAACACCGAGTTCAGCACCCGGCGGATTTCGCCCACGTCGTTCGGATCGCCGCGCCTCGCGCCGATGGCATCAAACTCATCGAGTAAATAGACGCCCCTGGTTTGAGCGATCTGATCGAACAGAACGCGCATTTTCGCGGCCGTCTCGCCGAAGTAGCGACTGAACAGGGATTCCAAGCGGACAGTGAACAACGGCAACCGGAGTTCCCCGGCAAGCGCCGAGGCCGTCATAGTCTTGCCTGTGCCAGGCGGCCCGACAAGGAGCAGATGGGTCGCTGGTTTCTGTCCAAAGTCCCGAAGCGTGGCCCGCTCCTGCTGCTGCCGCACCACACGGGCAAGACGGTTTCGCACATCATCGGCCAGCACCATGCTCGCCAAGGTGGTCTTTGGATAGGTACTTTCGACAAGTCCCTGGAGCTCAGCGCGGGGCCGGGCCATCGGTATCGGCGTCTGCCCGCTCGATGGAGTCCCAAGTCGGCGCTGGTCGCGGGCCTTCTGAACGAGGCGCTTCAGTTTCTCCGCGTCATCCGACTTCCCCTCGCGGGCCTGCTGTGCAGCGATCTGCAATGCCACTGAAAGGAACTGATCCTCGTCGCCCTCAATATGCGAATTGAGAAGGGCGAGAATCTGCCGTGTCGTCATCATGCTCGCCTCCCCTCCGCAGAACTGTCGCAGGAATCAGAAACCGCCCGAGCCAGCGGGCGGTTTACGCTACAAGAATTTTTTACCCGAGACCCGCACTATACGCCACGAAAAAGGCGCCACTGTGGCATCACATCCACTCAACGCGGCCCGAGGGTTACAGGTGCCGATCAAAAAGGCGCCTTGTTCGGCGTTCGGCGCCACCTTTGAACAATCACCGAACGGTGGGAGAGCGGAACGCCTCTCCCGACCCCAGTTCCACCTTCCACCTGTATTCCGGTCCCGGCCCTGTGGTCCGACTTGATAGTGGCGCGGGTCTACGCCTGTGTCGTCTGGATAGGAGGCGGGATGGATGATCAAACGACTGAAACTCAATGAGAAAACTCTGCGCGATGCGGAGCCGAAGCCCGGCGTCAGCTATCAGATCTTCGACGCGGAGGTGATCGGGTTCGCCGCCCGGGTTCAGGCCTCCGGCGCGCGGACCTTCACCATCGACTACCGGCACGCCGGGCGGCAGCGGCGGATGACCATCGGGCGCTGGCCGGAGTGGAGCGTCACGGCCGCGCGCGAACGCGCGAAAGAGCTGCGCCGCGCCATCGACGAGGGACAGGATCCTCTGGCGGCGCGTGACGAGTGGCGCGGGGCCCCGCGCATCACGGACATGATCGACCGCTACATCGCCGAACACCTGCCGAAACTGGCCAAGACCAATGCGGGCGACCAGGTCTCGATGCTGAAGAAGATGGTGGAACCGGCCTGGGGCAACCGGCTGGTGACGGAGATCACCAAGTCCGACGTCGCGAAGTTCCTCGATTTCGTGGCCGAGGGGCGTCCCCGACCCTGCAAGGCGAAGCCCAACAACCGGGCCCGCAAGCTGCAGGGCCATAAGCCCACCCCGATCCGGGCGAACCGCATGGGCGAGGTGCTGCGCAAGATGTTCACGCTGGCTATGGAATGGGAATGGCGGACGGACAACCCCGCGCAGGGGTTCCATCGGCGCATCGAACATGCCCGCGAACGGTTCCTGTCGCCCGAAGAGTTGACCCGGCTGGCGGCTGTGCTGGATGCCGCCGAGGATCAGCGTGCCGCGGCGATCATCCGCATGTGCATGCTGACCGGTGCCCGAGTGGGCGAGGTCCGGACCGCGCGGTTCGAACAGTTCAACCTCGACTACGCCATCTGGTCGAAACCCGCCTCGACCACCAAGCAGCGCAAGGTCCACCGCGTCCCAATCTCGCAGGACGTGGCGGCCATCGTGCGCCTACGCCAGCAGGCGGTGCCGAGCGGCAACCCTTGGCTGTTTCCCGGCGACACGGTCGGCCAGCCGGTGCGGGAAATTCGCCGCTTCTGGGCCAAGGTGCAGAAGGATGCCGGGCTGGCCGACGTCCGCATCCATGACCTGCGGCACACCTTTGCCTCGCTTCTGGTCAGCGGCGGCGCATCGCTGGAAATGATCGGCAAGCTTTTGGGCCACAGCCAGATGCAGACCACCCAGCGCTATGCGCACCTGATGGATTCCCCCCTGCGGGCGGGTGTCGACACGGTGGCCAGCCTCCTGCGCCCGCGGCCGCGACTTGTGCATGACGCGGCGCAGGATGGGGCCGACCTGCCGAAATCGGCCTGACCCTCACGCGGCATCCTCGCCCCGCAACCTGCGCCAGAGCGAGGACAGCCGCTTGCGGATGGTGCTTTCATCCGGCACCTCGCCCGACTTCGAGTTCTGGACGAACCACTCCTGCACCAGTGAAACCAGCGCGGTCTGGGTGTCGGGCACTCCCTTTTCGAACAGGAACCACGTCAGCCACGCGTACATCGCGTCCCAATCGTAGCGCGGGCTGGCGCCGATGGTGGAGGCAGGGCGTCGCAGCAGATCGCGCTCCTCCTCGAAGGCCTGCAGCGTTCCGGAATCCAGCAGCAGATCGGAGGATCGGACCAGCAAGCCCTCGGCCGGATCGGTGATCTTGAGCCAGGTCTTGCTGCCGAGCGGCATGACTCGCCTGAGCCTGGCCTGCTCGTCGCTCGGCCCCATCCGCCGGAACATCCCCATCAGTTCCGCCATCGGCACCTGAACCATGCCTGCCACCGTCTCGTCACCGCAGACGACCGGAGGGATGCCCGCGACGACATGGAGATGTCCCGCCGCTGCCCAGCCCGCCACATCGGCCGGGTGACAGCCCCAGCGCACAGCGATTTCGTAAATCGAGAAGAAGGCAACGGGCGGAAGCGGCATGAAACAATCTCCTTTCAGACGTGCGGCATCGATCGGCCAAGGCCGTCAGCGCGCGGGTTACAAATGACCCATCGCGCGAGGCGCGCGGGCCTACGGGGTGGAGAGCACGTCGTCGAGGAAAACCGCCTGTATGCCAGAGCCACACCGTCACCGGTGCAGGCATCCGACTGTGTTCGTCTTTTCGATTCTTATGGACTGCTCAACCAAAAGTTTACGCATCCAGAAGGCGAGCACGCAACCACAAACCTGTGATGCGCCACCCGAACAAAGAAAGAACCTGTGGATATCGTCGAGCGCCCGCGGAACCCGACCGGAACATCCCATTCCGGCAATTCCGCTCCCCTCGGTTCCGACGAAACCGCCTGAACACCGGCCAATAGGCCCTCCCCGGAGAGTGCGGTAACGCTGGCGCATGGATCGCCGCCCGGAACCGGCACGGATGATGGTCGCGGAAGCACCTTCCTGCGTTGATCCTAGCTGGCTGATGTCGAGAAAACCCCAATGAAACAAGGGGCGGAATAGGTCGGCGGCCTGCAATTCCACCTTCCGCCTGTCTTCCGGTCCTCGCGCTCTGCTTCGCTGATCCGGCCCCCGCTAGTGGGGCGCCGCGCGAATGGAGCAGCCGATGAAGGACATTCAGACCGATCTTGACGAGGATATCCCCGACCTCCTGACTGACTGGATCAGCCGGGAGCAGTTGGCCCGGGCGCTGGGTCTGACAGCAGACACGCTGTCCCGGTGGGAAGCCCGCCGCCAGGGGCCGCCCTGCACACGCATAGGTCGAAAGACCTTCTACCGCCGCGCCGCCATTCAGGAATGGATCAGGGCGCAAGAACAGGCCCATCCGGTGCGCAAGACGCGGGGGCGGTCATGACGATCCATCCCCGCACATCCGCCTGGCCCGCCGACCGCGTGGCTGAAGCGCGTGCCGTGATCGCCGATGTCGCGCATCACAGCGATCTCTTGATTCGGCTCGCCTGCAACGTGCTTGCCCAGCATGGCGAAACGTCGGCCGAGCGAGCGGAGGCGCAGCGCCTGCTGGTGGTCGTTGATGCACGACGGCCGGTGCGGCGCGCCCAGCGCGAGGATCAGGGGAGGGCCGCGCGATGAAGCGCCGTGGCACACCCGAGGCCGATCTGCAGCGCGCCGTCGTGCAGGCGCTGCGCATCGCCCTGCCCCGAACCGCCATCCTCCATCACTGCGCCAACGAGATCACCGAGGCTGGGCCCCGCGGGGCCAAGCGCCAGGCGATTCTCGTCGGCATGGGCGTTCATGCCGGGTTCGCCGATCTGATGGTCCTGTGCGACGGCCGCGTCCTGTTTCTCGAGCTGAAGGCGCCGAAAGGACGACTGCGGCCGGAACAGGAGGCGTTCCGCGACGCGGTGCAGGCGCAGGGGTTCGGCTGGGCGCTGGTCCGCAGCCTCGACGATGCGCTGGGCGCGCTGGCCGATCACGGCTTCACGACGCGCATCGCCCCTGCCCCGCGGAGGCCCGCGCCATGAGCCACGATGCCACCAACTGGGCCATCAAGCAGCGTGGGCTGAAGCCCACGACCAAGATCGTGCTCTGGCATCTGTGCGACCGGTTCAACCCGGATTATGGGTGCTTCCCCTCGCAGGAACGGCTGGCGCATGACTGCGAGATCAGCCGGTCCACACTGAACGATCATCTTGGCCAGCTGGAGGCCGTGGGCCTCTTGCGGCGGGTGCCGCGGCTGGACCCTGTGACGAAGCGCCAGCTGCCCACCCGCTACATCCTGGGGTTCGAGCTGGGCTTCACACCTGTGGCTGAGGTGCCGTGTCCGGAAATTGGACACGGCGAAGGCGACGGAGCGGAAATCGCTGAGATGGTCGAGGGTTCGCGCCTTGATGGTGCTGCCGACGCCCTGCCGTGTCCGGATTTCGGACACGGGGATGAGGCGAGTCCCGTGTCCGATTTTCCAGCCGAGCCGTGTCCGGAAAATGCCGAAAGCCGTGTCCGAAATCCGGACACTAACCCTGTAAGGGAACCTCTAAGTAAACCAGTAAAGGAGGAGGAGGGTGCGCAGGCGCGCGAGGCGATTTCCGATGTGATGTTCGGGGAGCTGCTGGCAGCGCTGGGCCTCGACCCCGCCGCCCTGCCCGGCTGGTGGCAAGGCTGGCCGCCCCGGCTGCACGTCCAGCGCTGGCGCGACGAGCTGGGGCTGACCGAGGCGGCGATCATCGCTGCCGCCAAGGCCAGCCGCGAGGAACATCCCGAGCCGCCCGACGGCCCGAAGGCACTGGACCGCGCCATGCAGCGCGCCGCCCAGCGCAAGGTCGAGGATGCGGGACGGAAACGGCGCAAGCCCAAGGCCGCCCCCGCCCCGGCTGAAAAGCCGACCACCGACCTTCCCGCCTTCTACGCCGACCTAGTCAACTCCGACCGCTACCTGCCGGTCAGCGCGATCAGCAACACGATGCGCGACGCCATGCTGGCCCGTGGGCTGGTGACGGCCGAACGCCTGCGCGAGCGCGGGGTGCGGTGAATGGCATGGTGTCACGTCCCCGGCACGGATTGTCCCTCTGCGCAGGCGGCGGAGGCCTTGATCTGGGCCTCATGCTTGCAGAGCCCGGCTATCACACCCGCGCCTTCGTCGAATGGGAGGACTGGCCTCGCGCCGTCCTCATCGCCGCCCAGCGCGCGGGTTACTTCGCCCCGGCCCCGATCTGGACCGACCTGCGCAGCTTCGATGCCCGGCCGTTCTGCGGGGCCTTCGATGCCGTCCTGGCAGGATATCCCTGCCAGCCATTCAGCGCAGCTGGAAAGCGCGGCGGTGCCGACGATCCCCGCCACCTCTGGCCCGATGTCGCCCGCGTCATCAGCGAATGCCGCCCCGAATGGGTCTTTCTCGAAAACGTCGCCGGGCACGTCACCCTCGGCCTCGAGACCGTCCTGCGAGAGCTTTGGGGATTGGGCTTCACGCCTGCGGCGGGCCTGTTCTCGGCGGCAGAAGTCGGCGCGCCGCATGAGCGGCTGCGGATCTTCATCGTGGCCCACACCGATGAGCCTGCATCCCGGCACCGGCCGCTACAACCCGGCCGGGAACAGCGACTTCACCCGGAAGGCGGAAGCGCTGGCGCTGGGCATCGCGAGGGCCCTGCCGAACCACTGGCCGACCCCGGCGGCGCAGAACTGGAAGGGCAGTTCCGAGGCCAGCATTACCCGCACCGACGGCAAATCCCGAATGGATCTGCTGCACTACCAGGCGGAACAGGGCTTCACCCGCCCGGCCCCGGCGACCTTGCCGGATGGTCAGCGGTCCTCGCCGCACGCCCCGGTCTCGCGCCCGCTCTGGGCTTCGATGATTGCCTCGCATGGGCGAGTCGTCTCACGGCGGATCTTGAAGGGCCGGTCGCGGCGGCGGCTGAACCCGCTCTTCGTCGGATGGCTGATGGGCTGGCCCATCGGGCACGCGCTCTGCGCCTGCTCGGCAACGGAGTTCACCCTCTGGCAGCAGCGCATGCGTGGCGCGCTCTCGCAGCTGCCCATGGCCTCGGGCCCGTGGATCTGGCGGCCGACGGATGCGGCCCAGCGCCCGGCGCAGATGGATTTCCATGAAGGATTGCAGCCATGAGTTTCCACGGCCGCGTCAGCGGCACCAGGATCAAGCGCGCGCTGGGCGTGCAGGCGGCGCTGGAATGGGCCTTCCGGATCGAACAGGCGCAGCTGGATCTGCCGCTGCCCCCCGATATCACCGAGGAAGGGTTCGGCTTCGGCCTCGAATACGTCCTGCTGCAACGGGCCGTGCTGGGCTGCAAGATCGACGGCGGTCAGCACAAGATCGGCGGCTACACGCACGAAGACGCCGAGGTGATCGCCGCCACCGTCGCCGGGATCCCCGACAGCCTCGGCGGCAAGCGCATGGCGATCCGCGTCGCCGAACTGGCCCGCGCCGGGCTTACCCCGGACTGGATGCCTGGCGCCGTCCCGCGCTGCGTGCCGATCATCGTGAAGCAGAACCAGCACGGCACACATGCGGGTGCCATCGTCGTGGGCACCGAACGCATCCGCGTCCGTGGCGCAGGCTCCCGTGCCACATGGAAGAGCATCGACATATTGGCCTGCCCCGTCACCTTCTCTCCCCACCCGCAGCAGATCGAGGCCGCCCGGCGCGGCTATGACGACTGGTGGCAGGCGCTGGGCTGGGTCCGCGAGGGGCTGATCGCGGGCGGGATGCTGCGCGAGGTCGACGTGACGGCGGCCATGCCGAAGGCGCGGCCTTGGATTTCCTGTAAATGATTTGTCATCCCGTGCGGCGACGTTTCAACCGATGGCAGATTTGCTTTCGCCCGAACACCGTAGGACGTTGCGGGGCCACCAGATGCGAACTAGGGTGCCACACAGGTATGCGCTGCAAGGGCTCGGTTTTCTGAAGATATTTCCGACACTAACCGTTCCGGCGCCAAAGTAAGGACAGCAGTGTAGAACTATGAACCAGGCCGCCCACAACAAGCTCATCTCCTTCATCTGGTCCATTGCTGATGACTGCCTGCGCGACGTCTATGTGCGCGGCAAATATCGGGACGTCATCCTGCCGATGGTCGTACTGCGCCGCCTCGACACACTGTTGGAACCCACCAAGGCAGCCGTCCTCGAGGAAGTCCGTTTCCAGCGCGAAGAGATGAAGGCGACAGAGCTCGACGATGCACCGCTGACCGCTGCCTCAGGATACGTGTTTTACAACACCAGCAAGTGGACGCTGAAACAGCTCTACGCCACGGCTACGAACAACCAGCAGATCCTGCTGGCCAACGTCGAGGAATATCTCGGCGGCTTCAGCGACAACGTCAAAGAGATCATCGCTCGTTTCAAGCTGCTCGAGCAGATGCGGCACATGGCGAACAAGCAGGTCCTGCTCGACGTTCTCGAGAAGTTCATCTCGCCCTACATCAACCTGACACCCCATGACGCCGAGGATCCCGACGGCAACATGATGCCGGGCCTGTCGAACCTTGGCATGGGCTATGTCTTCGAAGAACTGATCCGCAAGTTCAACGAGGAAAACAACGAGGAAGCCGGGGAGCACTTCACCCCGCGCGAGGTCATCCATCTGATGACCCACCTCATTTTCGACCCGATCAGCGGCCAGTTGCCGCCTGTGATGACAATCTACGACCCCGCCTGCGGCAGCGGCGGGATGCTGACCGAGGCCCAGAACTACATCAAGGAACCCGAAGGCCCCATCGCGGCAAAGGGCGACGTCTATCTGTATGGCAAGGAAATCAACGACGAGACCTACGCCATCTGCAAATCCGACATGATGATCAAGGGCAACAACCCCGAGAACATCAAGGTCGGCTCGACGCTGGCCACCGACGAATTCTCAGGCCATCGCTTCGATTTCATGCTGTCGAACCCGCCCTACGGCAAAAGCTGGAAGAGCGACCTGAAGCACATCAAGGACGGCAACGACGTCATCGACCCACGCTTCCAGGTAGAACTGACCGACTACTGGGGCAAGACGGAAACCGTCGACGCCACACCGCGCTCCAGCGACGGGCAACTCCTGTTCTTGATGGAAATGGTGGGCAAGATGAAGCCCATCGCCAACAGCGCCATCGGCTCGCGCATCGCCTCGGTCCACAACGGTTCCAGCCTGTTCACCGGCGACGCGGGCAGCGGCGAATCCAACATCCGCCGCTACATCATCGAGAACGACATGCTGGACACCATCATCCAGCTGCCGAACAACCTGTTCTACAACACCGGCATCACCACCTACATCTGGCTTCTGACCAACGCCAAGCCCGAGGGGCGGCGCGGCCGGGTGCAGTTGATCGACGCCAACCTGATGTTCCGCAAGCTGCGCAAGAACCTTGGCGACAAGAACTGCGAATTTGCCCCGGAACATATCGACGACATCATCGCCGCCTACATGGCCTTTCAGCCAGTCGAACGGCAGCTTGACGCGAACGGCGATCCCACCGGCATCGCGGTGCAAATCTTCGACAACACCGATTTCGGCTATCACAAGGTCACCATCGAGCGCCCCGACCGCCGCCGCGCGCAGTTCAGCGCCGAACGGCTGGAACCTCTGCGTTTCGACAAATCCCTGCGCGAACCGATGGAGCATCTGTGGGCCGAGCATGGCGACAAGGTCTATGAACCCGGCTTCCTGAAATCGCAGGCCAAGGCGATCCAGGCCTGGTGCGAGGAGCAGGAGATCGCGCTGAACGCCAAGCAGCGTGGCAAACTGGTCGATACCTCGCTCTGGCTGCGCCAGCGCGATCTGATCGGGGTCGGCCATCAGCTGATGCAGGCCGTAGGCACCGAGGAGACGGCAGATTTCAACGCCTTCCGCGATCATGTCGGTAAGGTGCTGAAGGCCCGCAAGATCAAGCTGACCGCCACCGAAAAGAACGCGATCCTGAACGCCGTCAGCTGGTATGCCGACGACGCGGAAAAGGTGATCGACAGCATCCAGCGCTATTCCAAGGCAGAGCTGGAGGCGGCCGCGGCGCGTCTGGGCTGCGGTATCGACGAGTTGGGCGACTTCGGCCTTTATGCCCAGCCGGATGGCAGTTACCTGACCTACGAATCCAGCACCGACCTGCGCGACAGCGAGGCGGTGCCGCTGAAGGACAGCATCCACCGCTATTTCAAGGCAGAGGTAAAGCCGCACGTGCCCGAGGCATGGATCAACCTCGACACGGTCAAGATCGGCTACGAGATCAGCTTCAACAAGTATTTCTACCGCCACAAGCCGCTGCGCAGCCTGGATGACGTGACGCGAGACATTCTGGCGCTGGAGCAAAAGGCCGACGGCCTGATCGCCGATATCCTGGGGGTGAAGCCCGCCGATCTGTCGGAGGCGGTGTGATGACGCTCGCCGCGTTCCCCGCCCATTCCGAATACAAGGCATCCGGCTATGATTGGGTCGGCGATGTGCCCTCGCACTGGGCAGTCGAGAAACTGGGCACTTGCCTGACCTCGGTATCCCGAAAGGGGCGGCCTGACCTTCCGTTGCTCTCGATCACCCGTGAAGAGGGGGTGATCGAACGCGACGTGGACGATCAAGAAAGCAACCACAACTTCATCCCAGAGGACCTGAGCAATTACAAAGTCTTGCGGGCAGGTCAGTTTGGCATGAACAAAATGAAGGCGTGGCAAGGGTCCTACGGGATTTCCAACCATACCGGCATCGTAAGCCCCGCATACTTTGTCTTCGACATCACGCGAGAGGTTGATCCGGCGTTCTTCAACCGCGCTCTTCGCAGCAAGCTGTATGTCTCATATTTCGCCGCCGCTTCGGATGGCGTGCGAATTGGACAGTGGGACTTGTCCAAAACACGGATGCGGGAAATTCCGGTTCTGCTTCCGCCCCTCCCCGAACAACGCGCCATCGCGGCGTTTCTGGATGAGAAATGCGTCAAGGTGGACGAGGCGGTGCGGATCAAGGAAGAGCAGATCGCGCTATTGCGCGAGCGGCGGCAGATCCTGATCCAACAGGCCGTCACCCGCGGCCTGAACCCCGCCGCCCCCATGAAGGACAGCGGCATCGACTGGATCGGCCAAATCCCCGCGCATTGGGAGGTGCGGCGCAACTTCGTCCTGTTCCGTGAAATGAAGGTTTCGGGCCATGCCGATCTGCCGGTGCTGTCGGTGTCGATCCACAGTGGGGTGTCGTCCGAGGAACTGAGCGACGAAGAAAACATCCGCTCGATCATCAAGATTGAAGACCGCACATCCTACAAGGAAGTTAAGCCCGGCGACGTGGCCTACAACATGATGCGCGCGTGGCAGGGCGGCATCGGGGCTGTATCTGTGCATGGTATGGTCAGCCCGGCCTATGTGGTTGCGAGACCAAGCCCAGAGTTGGCTGCGGACTACTTTGAATTGCTGTATCGCTGCCCGGCGTTCATTCGACAGATGGATTCCGGCTCCAAGGGCATCACCGATTTCCGCAAACGGCTTTATTGGGACGACTTCAAGAACCTGTTGACGCTTGTTCCCCCACGCGATGAGCAAGCGGAGATTGTTCTGCACATCGCAGAGCTGTCCAAGAAGATTGAGGATGCGGTGGCAATCAAGGAAGAACAGATCGCCGCGCTTAAGGAGTATAAGACCAGCCTGATCAACGCGGCGGTCACGGGCAAGATCAAGGTTAGCCAGTAGGAGTATGGAGACGATGACGACCGCCAAAGAACTTTATGAAGCTCTTGTACAGCAGATAGAAGCGGACTGTGCCGCCAAGAGCTACGGGGGCTGCCTGAACCTGTGTGAAGCTGCAGGAATGCAAGGCGGCGAAAAGAAGTACGGCGCCATGGGGCAGCACTATGTGTATGAATTGAATTTCCCGAACGGCGACAGGGTCGAGTTCGAATTCAAGTGGTATGACCAGTCCAAGGCGTTCTCGATCCAACCGGACATCCACAAATTCTATGCTTCCTACAAACCGAAAGACGGAAAGCCGCTCTCGCACTCAAACGCCTATGAAGAATAGCGGAAGGCGGTAGGATGGTCAGCAACACCAAGGAAGTGGCGTTAGAACAGGCGATCCAGCGGCACCTGACCGGCCTGACAAGTGAGGAGCTTGCCGGCCAAGCCGCCCCGGCTGACCATGGCCCCTTTCGCCATGGCCTGCCCGCCGATTTCGACGCCGATTACGCGCTCGACACCCGGCTGTTCTGGGAGTTTCTGGAAACCACCCAAGGCAAGGAGCTGGCCAAGCTGAAGGAACGCAATCCTGGCGACTGGCAGCGCAAGATCCTTGAACGCTTCGACCGGCTGATCAAGAAGAACGGCGTGCTGCATCTGCTGAAAAAAGGCCTCGCCGTCGACGATGCCTTCTTCGCGCTGATGTATCCCGCGCCGCTGGCCAGTTCCGCCGCCAAGGTTCACGAGAACTTCGCCGCCAATATCTTCAGCGTGACCCGACAGGTCCGCTATTCACAGACCAACCCCGGCGAAGAGATCGACATGGTCCTCTTCCTCAACGGGCTGCCGCTGATCACCATCGAGTTGAAGAACGCCTGGACCGGCCAGACCGCCCGCTATCACGGGCAGAAGCAGTATCGCGACGGCCGCGACGCCACCCAGCCCCTGCTGCAGTTCGGCCGCGCGCTGGTGCATATGGCGGTGGACACCGACGAGGTGTTCATGACCACGAAACTGGCCGGGCCCGCGACCTTCTTCCTACCTTTCAACAAGGGACATGAACAGGGTGAGGGCAACCCTCCCAACCCGAACGGACACAAGACCGCCTATCTGTGGGAAGAGGTTTTCACCAAGGAAAGCCTGGCAGGCATCATCCAGCATTTCGTGCTGCTCGAGGGCAAGACGACCGATCCGCTGGCCAAGAAGTCGATGATCTTTCCGCGCTATCACCAGTTGGAGGTGGTGCGCCGATTGTTGGCCCACGCGGCCACGACCGGCGTCGGGCACAGCTACCTGATCCAGCACTCGGCGGGTTCGGGCAAGTCGAACTCGATCACCTGGACGGCCTATCAGCTGATCGAGACCTATCCGGCAGGGCCAGGCATTCCGGGCGCCAAGGGGCTGGATCAGCCGCTGTTCGACAGCGTGATCGTGGTGACCGACCGGCGGCTTCTGGACAAGCAGCTGCGCGAGAACATCAAGGATTTCTCCGAGGTAAAGAACATCGTCGCCCCAGCGCTGCGCTCGGCCGATCTGAAATCGGCGCTGGAGAACGGCAAGAAGATCATCATCACCACGATCCAGAAGTTCCCTTTCATCATCGAAGGGATCTCCGACCTGAGTGACAAGCGGTTCGCGGTGATCATCGACGAGGCCCACAGCGGCCAGAGCGGCAGCGCGCACGACAACATGAACCGCGCGATGGGCGCGGGCGATCAGGATCCGGACGAAGATGACCCCCAGGACCGGATCCTCGCGGCCATGCAGTCGCGCAAGATGCGCGGCAACGCATCGTATTTCGCCTTCACGGCCACACCCAAGAACACGACGCTGGAAAAGTTCGGCGAGCGCCAGGTCGATGGCGGCTTCAAGCCCTTCCAGCTCTACAGCATGAAGCAGGCCATCGAGGAAGGCTTCATCCTCAACGTGTTGGCGAACTACACGACCTACAAGAGCTATTACGAGATCCAGAAGTCGATTGCCGACAACCCCCTGTTCGACACGAAGAAGGCCCAGAAGAAGCTGCGCGCCTATGTCGAGCGCAGCCAGCAAACGATCAACACCAAGGCCGAGATCATGCTCGACCATTTCATCGAGCATGTGGTGACGCCGAAGAAGTTGCGCGGCAAGGCCAAGGGGATGATCGTCACCCAAAACATCGAGGCGGCCATTCGCTACTACAAGGCGGTGACCAAGCTGCTCGCGGAGCGGGGCAACCCGTTCAAGGCGCTGATCGCATTCTCGGGCGAGAAGTTCGTGGACGGGGTGACCTACACCGAGGCCGAGATGAACGGCTTTCCCGAAGCCGACACGCGGGACCGGTTCGACGAGGACGACTACCGGCTGTTGGTGGTGGCCAACAAGTATCTGACCGGTTTCGACCAGCCGAAACTGACCACGATGTATGTGGACAAGAAGCTGCAGTACGTCCTCGCTGTGCAGGCGCTGTCACGGCTGAACCGTTCGGCCCCGAAACTCGGCAAACGGACCGAGGACCTGTTCATCCTAGACTTCTTCAACGACGTGACCGACATCAAGGCGGCCTTCGACCCCTTCTACACCGTCACCACCCTTTCATCTGCAACGGATGTGAACGTCCTTCACGAACTGAAGGGATCGCTTGACCAGGTCGGCGTCTACGAATGGCAGGAGGTCGAAGAATTCGTCACGCGCTACTTCGCGGGTGAGGATGCTCAGACGCTCAGCCCGTTGATCGATGTGGCGGCGGATCGGTTCAACCAGCAACTGGAACTGGCCGAGAAGGACAAGATCGACTTCAAGATCAAGGCGCGACAGTTCGTCAAGATCTATGGCCAGATGGCGTCGATCATGCCGTTCGAGGTTCTGGAATGGGAGAAGCTCTTCTGGTTCCTGAAGTTCCTGGTACCAAAGCTGAAGATCAAGGATCCGGACCAGGACATGCTGGACGAGTTGCTGGAGGCCGTCGATCTATCCTCTTACGGCTTGGAGCGGACCAAACTGAACCACACGATCGGTCTCGACGCATCCCCAACCGAACTCGAACCCCAGAACCCCAATCCGAGGGGCTATCGGGATGGTGAACCCGAGAAAGACCCCCTCGACGAGATCATCCGGTCCTTCAACGAACGATGGTTTCAGGGGTGGAGCGCCACACCGGAAGAACAACGGGTGAAGTTCATCAATGTCGTGAACAGCATACGGTCTCACCCCGACTACACTGAAAAGTACGAGGCAAACACTGACCCCTACAACCGTGGCTTGGCACTTGAGAAAATGCTGCAGGAAGTGATGCTGAAGCGCCGAAAGGAAGAACTGGAGCTTTACAAGCTCTTCGCTTCCGATGCGGCGTTCAAGACAGCATGGAGCCAAAGCATCGAGAAAGTGCTGATGAATAACTCGGCGTGAGGGACTGAAGATATACAATCGAGATCTGGACTGTCAGTTCGCAGCTGTGAGAACCCCGAGATAGAGAATATTGCGCTTGCCAACTCGGCTTTATCCAATCCAAAGAGCAGGAAACACGATCTGATATGAAAGTTAAACTTCTAGACAAGCGCATATTCGTTATTTTTCTGCAAATCACTTCGGCAGTCAGTGCGGGCCTTTCAACACTACTTCTCTTTGTAGATATTCCCGAAGAACTTAAGGTTCCCTCATTGATCGCATTCTTACTTGCGCTCCTTGTCACCTATCTAGGTGTCTGGATATGGTCCAATAGAATTAATCACGTTGAAATCAACATCGAAGGGACCAGCGTAACTGTCAAAGTGGGTGATATCTTCCAGCAGCCCGGCCTGAAGGTAATTGCTTTCAACGAGTATTTCGACACTAGCGTCAACAACGAGATTATAAGTGAAAAGTCCCTGAACGGCATATTCATAAAGTCACACTTGAAAATTCCGGTAGATGACCTCGACAGGTTAATTGAGCAGCATCGCTTCGAGGACGATGAGGTGGCGGGAGAGAATTCCGAGCGACTTGTAGGAAAGAGAATCAAGTACCGTTTGGGAACGATTTTTGTCCAAAAGGACTTTCTCCTAACTGCAATGTCCAAGTTCGATGAAAGCAACAGAGCGACATTGACAATGCCGGAATATCTGGAGTTTCTCATTCGATTCTGGGACAGAGTGAACAAGGTCTATGCCCAACAGAGCGTATCGGTGCCAATATTTGGGTCAGGAATTACGCGAATTAAAGGACACAGAAACATAAGCGACGAGGATCTGCTCAAGATCATGCTTTGGACATTTAGAATAAGCGAGATGCGATTCAAGTATCCGGCAAAACTGTCGATTATTATTCATAAAGACAAAATAGGGCAAATAAATCTCCTCGACATAAAGATGCTCAAGAGCGGCGTCTAGGATGGAAAATCTCAAAGCAACAATGAGTGACCCAAATCAGGGAACAGCAAGCTACAAAATTTGCGCCGCACTGAGACTAGAGAGAGCGAAACATGTCAAATAGAACTGGTACCTACTTTGCTTTTGATGGCCTGGGAGAAACCGACCCCATCAAGTCGGATTTCAGATATTATGCAACCGTCCAGGGCTGGGACGCTGCCAAGCACATCGACTTTAAGTTTGTAAATAGCCACGACAAGGCGAGTTCGGTACGAGATACGAGCAAATTGAGCACACTCCAAGCCAGTATTCGCCAACGGCTAGCAGCATCCAAAAACATGGTTGTGATCATCTCGAGCGATACCCGCAAGAGCGGCAGCATGCTTTCGTGGGAAATCGAGCAAGCGGTCGATGTGTATAAGCTTCCCCTGATCGTTGCTTACACTGGGTACGATGCAATCCTAAAGCCCGAGAATCTCGCCCATCTCTGGCCTGCGACTCTAGATTCACGCATCAAGAACAATTCAGCTCAGGCGATTCATATTCCATTTAAAAAGGATGCGATGTTCGATGCGATTAGGCGGTTCACTGTAAATGGAGAAGCGATCAACGGATCCTTGGTCTACTACAACAGGGAAACGCAAGTCCGCTGGGGATATATCAGGTAGCTCGAAGCGATCTTGCTCTGTGCAGTGCATGAGGTGCCCCCCCTCCTCTGGTTCCTCCCCAGCCCTGAACGTATGCGGGGGGGCGCAGCGCGGTGGTTCGCTAGCGTGAGGCATTTTCACCGGGGAAGCCAGGCGGAAGCCACCTTGCGACCCGGAGCCGGAATTCGTGAGTCAGATCAGCGGCTTGCGCAATCACGATCTGGCGGGGGTGGATTCCCGGCGGGAAGCCAGGGAAGCCACCTTCGGGGAAGCCAGGTGGGCAGAAGCCACCCCGAAAAGTCAATTCATTAGAAGCCGTTGAATCCGCTTCACTTTTCGGGTTGACAGACCTGCCCCCATTGACCTACCGCTTGATCATCGAAGAATTGCGCCCGGAGGAACCCCCTCGCGGGCGCTTTTCATTTTCCTCCCCACATCCCGAGCCCCATCCCATGGACCTCGTCTTCGCGCCGAGCCAGGTAGAATCCTGGCCGATTGCCCGGCTGCGCCCCTATGCCCGCAATGCCAAGATGCACGGCGACGACCAGGTGGCGAAGATCGCCGCCAGCATGGCCAAGTTCGGCTGGACCGTCCCCTGCATGGTGGCCGACGATGGTGAACTGATCGCGGGCCATGGACGGGTGCTGGCCGCGACCATGCTCGGCCTGACCGAGGTGCCGGTGATCCGGCTCAGCCATCTCGACGAGGCGGAACGCCGGGCGTACCGGATCGCCGACAACAAGCTGACGGAACTGGGTGAGTGGGATGAGGCCCTGCTGCGCGACGAGATCGCGGGGCTCTTGGCCGAGGATTTCGACCTGACGCTCTTGGGCATCAGCGACGATGAGCTTGACGCGCTGCTGCGGGATCCCGACGCGCTGGGCGACGATGGTCCGGTCGAGGGCGAGGACGATGTGCCCGAACTTCCGGTCACGCCAGTGTCGGTGCCGGGCGACCTCTGGCAGCTGGGCGCGCATCGTTTGATCTGCGGCGACAGCACTGCGGCCGATGTCGTTGGGCGGCTGCTCGGTGACGTACGCCCCCTGCTGATGATCACCGACCCGCCCTATGGAGTCGATTACGATCCCTCCTGGCGCAATCAGGCTGGCGCGGCCAAGACGAAACGCACAGGTAAGGTGCTGAACGACGACCGGGCCGACTGGCGCGAGGCTTGGGCGCTGTTTCCCGGCGACGTCGCCTATGTCTGGCACGGCGCGCTGCATGCCGCGACCGTGGCGGACAGCCTGGCGGCGGCGGGCTTCGCCATCCGGTCGCAGATCATCTGGGCGAAGGACCGGCTGGTCCTCAGCCGGGGCGATTACCACTGGCAGCACGAACCCTGCTGGTATGCGGTGCGCGCCAAGGGCAAGGGTCATTGGGCCGGGGACCGCAAGCAGACGACGCTGTGGCAGATCGCCAACCGGGATCAGGACGCCGACACGGTCCACGGCACGCAGAAACCGGTCGAATGCATGCGGCGCCCGATCCTGAACAATTCCAGCCCCGGCCAGGCGGTCTATGAACCCTTCATGGGATCCGGCACCACGCTGATCGCGGCCGAAACCACGGGCCGGGTCTGTTTCGGGGGCGAGTTGAACCCGGCCTATGTCGACGTCGCCATCGAGCGCTGGCAGTCCTTCACCGGACTGGAGGCCGTACTGACGGAAACCGGCGAGACCTTCACCGCCCTGAAGGCCAAGCGGCTCGCCGCATGAACGCGCCCCTCCTGCCCGGCCGGATCGAGCATTGGCCGCTGGCCCGCCTCCGGCCCTACGTCCGTAACGCCAAGACCCACGACGCCGATCAGGTCACGAAGATCGCCGCCAGCATGGCCGAATTCGGATGGACCGTTCCCTGCCTCGTCGCGGCCGATGGCGAGTTGATCGCGGGCCATGGCCGCGTCCTCGCCGCGGCACAGCTCCGGCTGGCGGAGGCGCCGGTCATCGTACTGGGCCATCTGACCGAGGCGCAGCGCCGCGCCTACCGGATCGCCGACAACAAGCTGACGGAACTGGGCGGGTGGGACGACGCGCTGCTGCTCGAGGAACTGCGCGGGCTGATGGCCGAGGACTTCGACCTCGGGCTGATCGGAATCCCCGAGGACGAGCTGGACGCGCTGCTGCACGATGCCGACGACCGCGCACCCATCAATGATGACAAAGCCGACACCATTCCCGAGGCCCCGGCCGAACCGATCACCCGGCCCGGCGACATCTGGGCGCTGGGCGATCACCGGCTGATCTGCGGCGATGCCACTGACCCGTCCGTGGTGGCGCGGCTGATGGATGGCGCGCAGGCCTCGCTGCTGTTCACCTCACCGCCTTACGCGCAGCAGCGCGACTATGGCGCGGCGAAGGAAAAGGTCGGCGATTGGGATGCGCTGATGCAGGGCGTCTTTGCCGCGGCGCCCGTCACTGCCGATGCCCAGCTGCTGGTCAACCTCGGCCTCGTTCACCGCGATGGCGAGTGGATCCCCTATTGGGAGGGCTGGCTCGACTGGATGCGCGCGCAGGGCTGGCGGCGCTTCGGCTGGTATGTCTGGGACCAGGGGCCCGGCCTGCCCGGCGACTGGAACGGGCGGCTGGCGCCGTCGCACGAGTTCATCTTCCACTTCAACCGCCAGCCGCGGAAGCCGAACAAGACGGTGGAGAGCAAGCATGCGGGCGAAACCCTCGGTGGTGGCGGCCTGCGCGGCGCCGACGGCACGGTCCACCGCAAGACCGGCTCCGGCAACGCAATCCAGAGCCACCGTATCCCGGACTCTGTGTTCCGCATCATGCGCCACAAGGGCGGGCTGGGTGCCGCCGGATCGCATCCGGCCGTGTTCCCGGTATCGCTCGTCGAGACGGTGCTGGAGGCCTTCACCGATCCAGGCGACCTGGTGTTCGAGCCTTTTTGTGGATCGGGAACCCAGCTGATCGCCGCGGAACGCACCGGGCGGCGGAGCTGCGCGGTGGAACTGGACCCCGTCTATTGCGACGTAGCGGTGCGGCGGTGGGAGATGGCGACGGGGAGAAAAGCTGTAACGGAAATCCGCTAGCGGGAACGGGATGTGCCCCCTACTATCGTGTCTGCCGAAGCTATTGGAATTCCAAAATGCCGAATTTGATTTGTAACGTTGTCTGGATGCCCCATTACCGCGGAGAGGCCGATGTCCACCCCGGCGGGTTTGACTACGTATCGATCAATGGCTACGGGCACGAACTCTTGAACTTCGACCCTCTGAACGGAAAAGTGTTCGGGTACGTCCAAACCAGGAACGCCACGGTCAACATTACACGACTGGGTGCCAAGCCCGACGACGACTTTTTGGACGGCGTTCGAATTATCTTCATTTCAACCCACGAAACGCACGGACCGGTCGTCATCGGCTGGTACGAAAACGCCCGTGTTTGGCGCCGCAAGCAACCTGGCCTCCGTTCCATCCCAACTCACCCTGAGATCAAGATCGACTATCAATTTGAAGCCTCTGCAGACAATGCAGCATTGCTGCCTGTTTCTCAAAGGCTGCTTGCTGTTCCGAACCGCAAGAAGGGATTCCCTGGACAGAGCCCCGTGTTCTTCCCTGACGAAAGCGACGAAATGCGCACATGGATGCGCAAATTTGAAAAGTACTTTGAAGAAAAAATGCCCGGGCGTGTCACCGCCCCGAAAAAGGCCAAGGGCTCAGGGCGCAGCAATGACGCTGAGCATAACGCGCTGGTGGAAGTCTCAGCGATTGAGGCCGTGATTGCCCTACTTGGGCCGCTTCATCGGGACCGACAGCCAGACAATTGTGGATGGGATCTCGAGTTTGAGCGCAGCGGCAAAAGGCTTTGCGTCGAGGTAAAAGGCAACTCTGGCCTGACACCTCGTGCCGAAGTGTCACCGAATGAGTACCGGACCATTCTGGAGGTGATGGAAGGGCGGTTCACGGACGGGGAATACCGTCTGGCGATCGTGACCGACGCATTTGGCGGCCGGAAGGTCCACTTGTTCGGCTTCACTGTGGACAAAGGCTGGGTCTGTGAACGCACTGGCGCCTCAATCAATGCGACCGAGCGCGTAGCTGCGATATTCAATTAAATGCGGTAGACGGTTCCCCTGCCCTCGACCCTTTCGACGCGGACGGGGAAGCCAAGCTTCTTCTTCAGCGCTCCGGAGATCGAACCACGGACTGTGTGCGACAGCCAAGAAGTTGCCTCGACCATCTCGGCGACTGTCGCGCCCTCGGGGCGCTGGAGCATGGCGATGATCTGCGCCTGCTTGGTGCCAGCGCGGATGGCGACGGGTTTCGCGGTGTCGGCGGCATCAGGGGTCTGCGCCGGTTCCGGCTTCGGCTTCGCCTTCCGCGCGCTAGCGACGGCGCTGGCCACCAGCGGCTCGATGCCGATGGCCTCCAGCCCGGCCTCGGTGGCGATCAGCGTGGTGCCGTGGCAATCACCGGTCTCGCGCCACATCGGCTCATTGCGGTGCAGGTTGGCCTCGACCTCCACGAGCCAGCCGCGGGCGATCATCTTGCCGACGACCATCTTGGCAGCGGCGCCGACCAGCCCCTCGGGCAACGGCAGGGCAAGGTTGCCGGGCCGGGTCGCGGCGCGGGAGAGGATCAGGGACTGGGTGTCGGACGGGGTGGTCATGGGGCCTCCGGGCGCTGTGGCGCGCGGTGTGCGCACCTTCTATGGAGGCAAGCCCCGTCTTCGGACGGGGCGGCTTTGGCGCGGCGTGGGCGCGTCAGGCGGCGTGTTCACCCTCGCCAAAGAGGAAGTCAGTGATCTTGCGCAGATCGGCGGCAACGCTGTTGAGTGATCCGACGGCACCCCAGTTGATGGCGTCCGGATCAAATTCGAAGTGGTCGTCGCTGAGTGCCTTCAGGCGCTCCAGCATCACGTCGATCTCGGCCTTGGCAGCGATGAAGGCATCGAGGGCTTTGGAGTTGCCGGCGGCGCGGCGGGTGGTCATGGCGGTGGCATCCTTCGCTGAGTTGCATCGTTTCCTTGCGATCAGATTCGCTCTGTCGCGCCCTCTAATCAACTGAATACCAAGCGATATCATCAGCTTGATCGGACTATCAGCGCCATGAAAGGCATGAGCGAACGCGAGTACGCCGCGCATTCCGGCCTGTCCCGCGGCGGGGTGCAGAAGGCGCGCAGGAACGGTCGGCTGGTGGTTTTCGACGACGGGTCGATCAACGCTGCGGCCTCGGACGTGCGGCGGGCGGAGATGACGGACCCCGACCAGCAGCGGCGCAGCTTGGGTGGCGATGGGCTGGCCAGCGGCCCCGGTGACACGACGTCCTACATCAAGGCCCGCACGGCGCTCACAGTTTACGCGGCGCAGGAACGCCAGCTGGCCGTCCAGAAGAAGAAGGGCACGCTGGTCGACCGCGCGCGGGCGGAAACGCTGGTGTTTCGCCTGGCGCGGCAGGAACGGGATGTCTGGGTTACCTGGCCCGGACGGGTGGCCGCGCTGATGGCGGCGCAGATCATGGCGGAGGTGGAACGGCAATCCGGGGCATCGGTGACGATCGAGACCGCGATCATGCAGAGGGTGCTGGAAGCCCATGTCCGCGAACAGCTCGACGCCCTCGCCGACCTCCGGGTTTCCCTCGGATGACGACAACGACCTGACCGCCGGTCTCGACCTCGGCTTCGACGGCGCCGAGGACCTGCTGCGGGTCTGGCGTCAGGGCCTACGCCCCGACCCGAACCTGACAGTGTCGGAATGGGCGGATCAGCATCGCTGGCTTTCGTCGCGCGGCGCGGCCGAGCCGGGGCGGTATCGCACGGCCCGTGCCCCCTATCTGCGCGAGATCATGGATGCGCTGTCGCCGGGCCATCCCGCCCAGCGGATCACCTTCATGAAGGCGGCGCAGGTGGGCGCGACCGAGGCCGGGAACAACTGGATCGGCTTCGTCATCCATCACGCGCCGGGGCCGATGCTGGCGGTGCTGCCAAGCCTCGAACTGGCCAAGCGGACGTCACGGGGTCGTCTTGATCCGCTGATCGCAGACAGCCCGGCGCTCCGCGAACGGGTGAACCCGGCCCGGTCGCGCGATGCCGGAAATTCGATGCTGTCGAAGGAGTTTCCAGGCGGCATCCTGGTGCTGACCGGGGCGAACTCCGCCACCGGCCTTCGGTCGATGCCCGCGCGTTATGTCTTCCTCGACGAGGTCGACGCCTACCCTGCCTCGGCTGACGAGGAAGGCGATCCGGTCACGCTGGCCGAAGCACGGACCACCACCTTTTCGCACCGGCGCAAGGTGTTCATGGTCTCGACGCCCACGATCCGGGGGCTGTCGCGCATCGAGCGGGAATTCGAAGCCAGCGACCAGCGGCGCTACTTCGTGCCCTGTCCGCATTGCGGGGCGATGCAATGGCTGCAGTTCGACCGGCTGCGCTGGGCAAAGGGGAGGCCGGAAACGGCGGCCTATCACTGCGAGGGCTGCGAGAGGCCCATCGCCGAGCACCATAAGACCAAAATGCTGGCCAAGGGGGAATGGCGGGCGACGTCCGTGTCCAAGGATCCGAAGGCTATCGGCTTCCACCTTTCGGCGCTCTATTCGCCGCTCGGGTGGAAGAGCTGGTCCGACGTGGCGCGGGAATGGCTGGCGGCCCAAGGCTCGGACGAGACGCTGCGCGTCGCGCGCAACACGCTTCTGGGCGAGACATGGGTCGAGTCGGGCGACGCGCCGGAATGGCAGCGGCTGGCGGATCGGCGGGAATCCTGGAAGCCGGGCACGGCGCCCATGGAGGGGTTGTTCCTGACGGCCGGTGCCGACGTGCAGAGGGACCGGATCGAAGTCGACATCTGGGCCTGGGGCCGGGGCCTGGAAAGCTGGCTTGTCGATCACATCGTGATCCCGGGCGGCCCAGACGATCCGGCCGCCTGGGACAAGCTGACGGCGCTGCTCGGCCGGTCGTGGCAGCATGCCAACGGTGCCTTCATGACCGTGGCGCGGCTGGGCATCGACACCGGGTATGAGGCTGCGGCGGTCTATGCCTGGTCGCGCAAGGTCGGGTTCGAACAGGTGGCGCCGCTGAAGGGCCTCGAGGGATTCAACCGATCGGCACCTGTATCTGGCCCAACCTTTGTCGACGCCACCATCGGCGGCAAACGTCTGCGCCGCGGTGCTCGGCTCTGGTCGGTGGCGACGGCGACCTTCAAGTCGGAGACCTACCGCTTCCTGCGGATCGAACGGCCGTCAGATGAGGACCGGGCACTTGGCGCCCTCGATGCGCCGGGGACCGTGCACATCCCTGGCTGGGCCGACACCGAATGGCTGAAGCAGCTGGTGGCGGAACAGCTGGTCACGATCCGCAACAAGCGCGGCTATGCCCGCCAGGAATGGCAGAAGATGCGCGAGCGGAACGAGGCGCTGGACTGCCGGGTCTATGCCCGCGCCGCGGCTTGGATCCTCGGCGCCGACCGATGGGACGAGGCGACCTGGCGGCGGCTCGAAGCGCAGGCGGGCGTGGAAACGCGCATGCCCACGGCCGTCGCGCTTGATGCGACCCCACCCGATCCGGCCCAGCCCAAAGCCGGAACTCTGACCACGCCACGCCGGAAACGGCGGGCCTACACCCCGAACTTCATGAGGGACTGATGGACCTGGAACGCATGCAGGCCCTGCTGACCGCGCTGCAGGAAGCCCGCTTCGCCGGGCTGCGCAGCGTCAGCTATGACGGCAAGACCGTGACCTATGGCTCGGACGCCGAACTGGCGGCGGCGATCAGGGATCTGGAAGCCCGGATCGCCGCCGCCTCGGCCACCCCGCGTCGCCGCCGGTGGGGCACCGTGGCCACGAAGGGTCTGTGACCATGGTTCTCGACGCCTTCCGTGCGCGCCTTGGGTCCATCATCGGCGGGTTCGACGCGGCGCAGTCCCACCGCCGCATGCGCGGGTTCCGCGCCACGCGGGCGCATGTGAACACGCTGATCGCAGCCTCGGGCGAGACCATCACCGCCCGGGCGCGCTGTCTCGTGCGCAACAACGGCTATGCCGCCAACGCGGTCGACGCCTTTGCCAATCACGTCGTCGGTGACGGGATCAAGCCCTCGTCAAAGATCGCGGACGCCGCGAAGAAGGAAGAGCTGCAGAAGCTCTGGCTCGCCTGGACCGACGAGGCCGATGCCGAAGGGCTGACCGACTTCTTCGGCCTGCAGCGCCGGGCGGCGCGGGAAGTGTTTCTCGCGGGAGAGGTCTTCCTGCGCATCCGCACCCGGCGGCCGGAGGACGGCCTGACCGTGCCGATGCAGCTGCAGATGCTGCCCTCGGAGATGCTGCCCCAGGACATGACCCGCGTCCTGCCCGGTGCGGGGTCAATCCGGCAGGGCATCGAGTTCGACGGGATCGGGCGGCGGGTGGCCTACCACTTCCTGCGCCGCCATCCGGGCGACATGACCGATCCGGGGCTGGCGGGCGAAACCGTCCGCTTGCCCGCATCCGAGGTGATCCACATCCTCGACCCGGTCGAGGCGGGTCAGCTGCGCGGCGTGTCGCGCTTCGCCGCGGCCGTGGTGAAGCTCTTCACGCTGGACCTCTATGACGACGCGGAACTCGAGCGGAAGAAGACCGCGGCGATGTTCGCGATGTTCATCACCTCCCCCGCGCCAGAAACCGCCCTCGATCCGGCCGAGGACGATCTGGAGGTCGAACCTGGCCAAGTGGTGCGACTGGACCCCGGCGAGGACGTGACCACGCCATCGACGCCGGACTCCGGGTCGACATACGAGCCCTTCCAGTACCGCACGCTCCTGCAGATCGGCGCGGCGCTGGGCGTGCCCTATGGCTATCTCACCGGCGACACGGCGAAGGGCAACTTCTCGAACACGCGGATCGCGCTGGTGGACTTCCGCCGCCGGATCTCGGCCTTCCAGCATTCGGTGATGGTCTATCAGCTCTGCCGCGCGGTCTGGACGCGCTGGATGGACATGGCGGTGCTGGCGGGGGCCATCGACCTGCCGGGCTATGCCACCGACCGGCGCGCATACCTCGCCTGCGACTGGCTTCCGACCAAGTGGGACTGGATCGACCCGGCCAAAGATGCCGCAGCCGAGATCCTTCAGATCGAAGCTGGGTTGAAATCCCGCACGCAGGCCATCGCCGAACGCGGCTACGACGCCGAGCAGGTCGACCGCGAAATCGCCGCCGAACGCAAACGCGAGGCCGCACTGGGCCTCGACTTCCGGCGGCCGGGGTCACCAGCGAAGGCGGCCGGTGTCAGCAGCAGCGAAACCGACACTGACGAAGAAGACCAGCGAGCGAATGACGATGGCGAGGACCGGGCCCCCCGGCCTGCGGAGGAAGGATGATGCACCACACCCAGATCGCCCAGCGCGTCTTCAACACGCCGCTGATGGTTGATCCTGCCAAGGCGCTGGCCTTCCTGACCGGGCTTGGGCCCCGGATCACCGGCAGGGAAATCAGCGTCGAGGGGCTGGAGGTCGCGACCGAGGATCAGGCCACCGCCACCCTGCCCGCCCGCGCCTCTCTCTTCGGCGATGACCTGACCAGCCGCCAAGCGCGGAACGGAAGCCAGCCCTTCGCGGTCGTCGACGGGATTGCCGTTATCGAGATCGCGGGCACGCTGGTGCATCGCGGCGCCTGGATCGGTCAATCCTCGGGGCTGACCTCCTACGAGGGGATCGCGGCCCAGCTGCAGGCGGCCGTCGCCGACCCCTCCATTCGTGGCATTGCCCTGGACATCGACAGCTTCGGCGGCGAGGTCGCGGGGGCCTTCGACCTCGCCGACCGCATCCGCGCCGCGCGCCAGGTCAAGCCTGTGCAGGCTTTCGTCGCCGATCACGCCCTCTCGGCCGCCTATGCGCTGGCTTCGCAGGCCGACTGGGTCATACTGCCCCGCACCGGCGCCGTCGGCAGCATCGGCGTCGTGGCCATGCACAGCGACATGAGCGGGGCGCTCGACCAGAAGGGCATCGCCGTCACGCTGATCCACGCGGGTGCCCGCAAAGTCGATGCCAATCCCTATCAGCCCCTGCCCGAGGCCGTTCGCGCCCGGATCGCGGGCGAGTTGGAAGACCTACGCCAGCTCTTCGCCGAAACCGTCGCCGAAGGGCGTGGCCGCCGCCTCGACACCCTTCGGGCGCTGGGCACCGAAGCCGCCGTCTTCCGCGGCGAGGCGGCCGTCTTCGCCGGTCTCGCCGATGAGGTGGCCGATCCCGTCACCGCCTTCCGCGCTTTCACCGCCGCACCCCGCGGCACAACCCCACCCAAAGGAAAGGGCCCGATGATGACCACTGCCCCCGAAGACCATGCGCAGCCTGTGCCCGCGCCTGCTGCCAGCACCCCGCCGGAGCCGACCCCGCCCGCGGCAGTCACGCCGCCGCAAACCACGGCGGCCGCGACGTCGCCCGAAGCGATCCGGGCCGAGGCAGCCGAGGTCGCACAGGTCTGCGCGCAGGCCGCGCGCCTTGGCATCCAGATTGACGCCGCAGACGCGGTCGCCAAGGGCGTGAAACCAGAAGCCCTGCGCGCCAAGATCCTCGCCGATCTTGCCGCGCGCAGCGATGCCGCGGGCATCATCGCTACCGCCCCGGCGACGGGCGCGAAGGAAAGCCCCATCGTCGCAGCCGCGAAAAAGTCGGCCGCCGCCTCGCGCTGAACTAGGCGCACCACCATCCCCCAACATCCTGGAGACTGAACCATGCCCGTCCTGACGGAACTGCCCAGCATGGGCGATGTCCTCAAATATGAGGTCAACCCGAACTACACCCGCGATGTGGTGACGCTGCTCGCGGGCATGCCCTATCCCGTGGGCTCGGTGCTCGGCAAAATCACGGCCAGCAGCAAGTACACCCTGTCGCCCGCGACCGGGGCCGACGGATCGCAGATCGCCTCGGCCGTCCTGCTTTACGCCGTCGACGCCACGTTGGCCGATGCCACCGGCATTGTGCTGGTCCGCGGTCCCTCGATCGTGTCGCGCGCGGCCCTCGCCTACGGCGCCACGGTCGATGACGGCACCAAGATCGCCGCGAAACTCACCCAGCTGGCCGCTGCAGGCATCGTCGCCCGCGACGGCGTCTGATCCCCCTCATCCCGCGGAGCATCCCATGACCCTCGTCCGCAATCCCTTCGACGCTGGCGGCTATTCGCTGGCCGAGATGACGCAGGCCATCAACATCCTGCCCAACCTCTACACCCGCCTCGCCCAGATCGGCCTCTTCCGCTTCGAAGGGGTCAGCCAGCGCTCGGTCATCATCGAGCAATACGAGGGCGTCCTGAGCCTTCTGCCCTCTGTTCCCCTCGGTGGCCCCGCCACGGTCGGTACGCGGGAGGGCCGCTCGATGCGGTCCTTCGCCCTGCCGTGGATCCCGCATGACGACGTGGTCCTGCCCGCCGACATCCAAGGCGCCCCCGCGCTGGGCGCCTTCGACGCAGCCGATCCCCTCGTCGAGGTGATGAACCGCAAGCTTCTGCTGATGCGCCGCAAGCATGCCCAGACCCGCGAATACATGGAGATGAACGCGCTCCGCGGCATCGTGAAGGACGGGGCCGGGACTACCCTCTACAACTACTTCACGGAATTCGGTCTCGCGCAGATCTCGGTCGACTTCGTGCTGGGCACGGCCGGAACCAACGTGCAGGGCAAGGTGCGCGAGGTGCTGCGCGCCATCGAGGACAACCTCCTGGGCGAGGCGATGACCTCGGTCCACGCCCTCGTCAGCCGCGAGTTCTTCGACAAGCTGATCGCGCATCCGAAGACCGAGGAAGCCTACAAGTTCTACGCCTCGACCGGCGCCCAGCCCCTGCGCGAGGATGTGCGCCGCAACTTCCCCTTCGGCGGGATTCTCTTCGAGGAGTATTCCGGCACCGTCACCCTCTCGACCAAGACCACCGAACGGCTGGTCCCGGCGAACGAGGGCATCGCCTTCCCGCTCGGCACGATGGACACCTTCACCACCTATGGCGGCCCGGCGAACCTCCTGGAAACTGCCAACACCATCGGCCTGCCGCTCTACGCCCGCCAGCATCTCGACGAGAAGGGCCGCTGGATCGATGTGATGACCGAGGCCTCGATCCTGCCGGTGAACAAGCGGCCGCGGCTGGCGATCCGCCTGCACACGTCGAACTGACGGACACGACCCATGTCCGTCTTTGCCGCTGCCATGGACCGCATCTTCACCCATGCGTCCATGGCGGCCCCGGCCCTCTGGATCTCGGCCACCACGTCGGAGGAACGCCCGATCCGCATCATCCGCCGCGCGCCCGACCGCATCACCGATTTCGGCGCTGGGCGGTTCGTCAGCGACACGACCGTGGTGGATGTGCGCGTGGCGGACCTCCCCGCCCCGCGCCCGGGCGACGTGATCGTCATCGGCGCGGACAGCCATGTGATCCAGGGTGAACCCCTGAGCGACCGGGAACGGCTGATCTGGACCCTCGACCTGTGCCCGGCGTGACACGATGAAACTGAAGCTGGAAATCAGCCCCGACCTTGCCGCCCTGATGCAGGCGGAAATCGCCGCGGGCGAGAAGGCCGTCACCACCGCCATGCGCGAGGCGGGCGCGGGCCTCAAATCCGCCTGGCGCGGCCAGATCACCGGCGCGGGACTGGGCGCCCGGCTCGGCAACTCGATCTGGCTTTCGACCTACCCCAAGGGAGGCGAAAGCCTGAACGCCGCGGCGCTGGTCTGGTCGAACGCGCCGGTAATCGTCGGCGCGCATGACACAGGGCCGCTGATCCGGTCCAAGGATGGGTTCTGGCTCGCCATCCCCACCCCGGCCGCTGGACAATCCACTCGCGGCGGGCGGATCACCCCCGGCGAATGGGAACGCCGCACGGGGCTGCACCTGCGGTTCATCTACCGGCGCCGGGGACCCAGCCTGCTGGTGGCCGAGGGACGGTTGAATTCGAAAGGCCGGGCCGTGGCGTCCCGCGCGAAAACCGGCCGCGGGCTGACCACAGTGCCGATCTTCCTGCTGGTGCCACAGGTCAAGCTGCGCAAGCGGCTGGATCTGGCGCGGGATGCGGAACAGGCCATCGACGGCGTGCCGGGGCGGATCGTGGCGGGGTGGGTTGAAACACGATCATGACGGGGCCTGTCGACACGGCAGACTGATTGGCATATATTGCCAATGATCCGCAGGGAGACTCCCATGGCCACCAGAAACGTCGTCCTGACCGAAACGCAATCCGACCTTGTCGACCGCCTGGTGGCATCCGGGCGCTATCAGAACGCGTCCGAAGCGTTGCGCGCCGGACTGCGCCTTCTGGAACGCGAAGAGGCGGAACTTGGCGCGTTGCGCAACCGTCTTGCGGCGGGGCTGGATCAGGCCCGGCGTGGCGATTTGGCCGAGGGCAGTGGCGAGGATGCCATCCGCCGGGCTTTTGCCGTCGCACGTGCTAATTCCTGATGCCGAAACCCTGGCGCCTGACTAGGCAGGCGGAGGCATCGCTGATCGAGATTGCACACTGGACCATCGATACCTTCGGACCACGACAGGCGGCGGCCTATGAGGATGACCTGATCGCGACCTGCCGCGGGATCGCGGCGGGCACCGCCCTGTCACAGGACTGCCGTCGGCTCGTTGATCCCGATCTGGCCGAGAACCTGCGCTTCACGCGCGCAGGCCAGCACTTCGTGGTCTTCATTGAAGACGCCGACCAGGTGATAATCGTGGACTTCCTGCACAGCCGCGCCGACCTGCCGCGACGGCTGGCCAACCTGCCGCTGCCGAAAGGTGGCGGGGAACACTGACCCCGGGCCTGTCCCGGAACCCCGGAACAACAGATGCCCACCATTCGCGAAACCGTCCTCGCCGCGTTGCACGCGCGGCTGCAACCGCTTGCCGCCCTCACCCTGCGTGACGAGGTTCTTCCCGAGCGGATCCCGGCGGCCGGGTTGATCATCTTGCGCGACGGCCAGACGGGCGAGCCGGATGTGACGCTGTCGCCCCTGCGCTATCACTACCAGCACAGGGCCGAGCTGGAAGTCGTCGTCCAGGCGGGCACCGGCAGGGCGAGTGCCTTCGACGACCTGATCGCCGCCATCGGCGTGGCGCTGGAGGCTGATCGGACGCTGGGAGGCCTCTGCGACTGGGTCGAACCGGAGGCACCGGGCTCGGTCGATCTGCCCGTCGAGGGCGCGGCGGCCCTGAAGGCGGCGATGATCACCGTCGTCCTGCATTACTCTACATCTGGTCCGCTGCAATGATGCGGCGTTCACCCACGCCCGTTCGGGTTGTTCCCCAACAGCCAAAGAAGAAGGCAAGCGAGAATCGGTGAAAACAACACGCTGACCAGCACCCACCCGACGGCATTGCGACCGCGGTTGGTCGCCATGCCAGCTGGCAGCAAGATGAATAACCAGAACATAAAATACAGAGACGCCAGCATAACGATGATCAGAAAGACTGACTCGATCATGGTGTTTTCCCAAATGTCCTTCGGACCACGCGGTCGCTGAAATCTCGAGGCTCCAAACCTCGCTTCAGGCCGAATTACAGACTTTCGAGGAAAGGAGAAACTCTTCATGGCACGCGCACACGGCGCGCGGGCGCAGATGGCGCTTGCGTTCGAGACGGTTTACGGCACCCCGCCCGCGAGCGGCTATCGGCTGATGCCCTTCGCAAGCACCACGCTCGGGTCAGAACAGCCGCTGATCGCCTCGGAGCTTCTGGGCCAGGGGCGCGACCCGCTGGCCCCGATCAAGGACGCGGTCACTGCCGACGGCGATGTCGTCGTGCCGATCGACGTCGAGAACTTCGGCTTCTGGCTCAAGGCCGCTTTCGGCGCCCCCACCACAACGGGGACCACGCCCAAGACCCACACATTCCAGTCGGGGAACTGGACGCTGCCCTCCATGGCCATCGAAGTCGCAATGCCCGAGGTGCCGCGGTTTGCGATGTATGCGGGCTGCGTCATGGACCAGCTCAGCTGGCAGATGAACCGCTCCGGCCTGTTGACCGCCACCGCCCGCTTGATCGCCCAAGGCGAGGCCATCGCCGCCACCACTGCCGCAGGCACGCCGACCGCGCTGGGCCTGCAGCGCTTCGGCCATTTCAACGGGGTGGTAAAGCGGAATGGCACCGCCTTGGGCAACGTCGTCTCGGCCGAGATCACCTATGCCAATGGCCTCGACCGGATCGAGACCATCCGTAACGACGGCAAGATCGAAGGCGCCGATCCCGGCATGGCCGCGCTGACCGGACGGATCGAGGTGCGTTTCGCCGATAGCGCCCTCGTCACCCAGGCCATCGACGGCACGCCTTGCGAGCTCGAGTTCGCCTACAGCCTCGGGGCGAACGCCAGTCTCACCTTCACCGCCCATGCCGTCTACCTGCCGGTCCCGCGGATCGAGATCCCTGGGCCCCAGGGTATCCAAGCCACCTTCGACTGGCAGGCCGCCAAGGCCGTGAGCCCTGCGCGCATGTGCACCGCCGTCCTCCTCAACACTGTCACGGGATACTGATCATGATCCGCCTGAACTTGTCGAACCGCCCCGAATGGCTGGACCTCTTGCCCGGCCTGCGTGTCCTGGTGGCCCCTCTGACCACCGCGCTGATGGTCTCCGCCCGCGCCGACCCCATGATCGACGGCCTCTCGGAAACCTCCAGCCAGGAGGACATGGCGCTGGCCATGGCCAAGGCCGTCGCCCGCCGCGCAGTGCTGGAATGGGAAGGCGTCGGCGATGATGACGGCAACCTCCTGCCGGTCAGCCCGGCCGGGATCGACGCCCTCCTCGAAATCTGGCCGGTCTTCGAAGCCTTCCAGGCGCAATACGTCGCCCACGGCCTGATGCTGGATCATGAAAAAAACGTCTCCGCGCCCTCGCCGACTGGTCCTTCGGCGGGGGCGACGGCTACTGCGCGGCCTGCGCAGGCCCCTGCTCGGACTGCCCCGCAAGACTGAACCGGCCGCAGACCATCGAGGGCTGGCAGGTCTGGGACCTGACCCAGCGCCTCGGCGGGCAGCTGCGCATCGCTCCAGGTGCCGTCATCGGATGGGACATGGGCGCCGCCCTCGCACTGGCGGGCGGCTTGGGCATCAGCCCCCTGATCGCTGCCGAACTGCTGCCCGAAATCGAGGCGGTGATGGTGCGCAAACTCAACGAGCAGATGGAAGGACGCCGGAATGGCTGAGAAGAAGGTCTCCGTCCGCCTCGTGGCGGAGGGCGGACGGCGCGTGCGCGCCGAGCTGGAAGGCGTCGGCGAAGCCGGGGCCCGCGGCTTTGGCCGCCTTTCGCGCGAGATGGAACTGGCCAACACCCGGCTGGCCGCCTTTGCGCGCCGGGCGGGCTTGGCGCTCGGGGCCGCCGCAGCAGCTGCCACGGCTTCGCTTGGGCTGATCGTCCGCTCTACAGCCGAGAGCGCGGCGCAAATCCGGCAGTTCGCGCAGGTCGCCAATGCGACGCCCGAGGCGCTGCAACGCTGGTCGGCCGGGGCGCGCACGGTTGGCATCGAGCAGGAGAAGCTGGCCGATATCCTGAAGGACGTGAACGACCGGGTCGGGGATTTCCTGCAGACCGGCGGCGGGCCGATGGCGGATTTCTTCGAGAGTGTCGCCCCTAGGGTAGGCGTCACCGCTGACCAATTCGCCCGCCTCTCCGGCCCCGAAGCCCTCCAGCTCTACGTCGACACGTTGGAACGCGCCGGTCTCAGCCAGCAGGAGATGACCTTCTATCTCGAGGCCATGGCCTCAGACGCGACACGGCTGCTCCCCCTCCTGCGCAATGGCGGGGCGGAGATGGCCCGGCTTGGGGATCAGGCCTCCGATCTTGGCGCGGTTCTGGACAGTGATGCCCTCGAAGCCCTGCGTCGCACCCAACTTGCGCTGGGCACAGTATCCCTGGTGTTCGACGGCTTGCGGAACCGCATCGCCGTGGCTGTCGCGCCGACCATCGAGGCACTGGCTAACGCCTTCGTCGCACTTGCCTCCGACGGCGGGATCCTACGATCTGCCATCGACACGCTGATCGGCAACCTCGGCCGTCTCGCCTCCTATGCTGCAACGTTCGCAGCTGTCATGGCCGGGCGCTGGGTCGCAGGCATGGCGGCCGCCGCCCTGTCGGTGCGCGGCCTCGCCACCGCGCTCGTGTTCCTGCGCGGCGCCCTCATCCGCACCGGCATCGGCGCGCTGATCGTCGGCGCGGGCGAGCTGGTCTACCAGTTCTCGCAACTGGTGGCCCGGGTTGGTGGCGTGGGCGAGGCTTTCCGCTTACTTGGCGGCCTGGCCCGGGAGGTCTGGTCGCGGATCGGTCTGTCGCTGGACGCGGCGCTGGCGCGGATGGCGGCCGGATGGGAGGGGCTGAAGGCGGCGGGACTATCGGCCCTTGAGGGCACCATCGCGGGCGTCGTCAGCTTCGGCGACCGGACGGCCGCGATCTTCCAGGGGGCCTATGACGCTGCAGTGGCGATCTGGGGCAGTCTGCCGGAGGCCATCGGCGATTTCGCCTTCCAGGCCGCGAACGGGCTGATCTCCGGCGTCGAGGCGATGCTGAACGGCGTCGTCACCCGCATCAACAGCTTCATCGAGACCCTGAACGCGGCCCTTGCGCTGCTGCCGGAATGGGCGACAGGCGAAGGAGGCGTGCGCATCGGCATCCTCGACCCGGTGGAACTGGGGCGCATCGGCAATCCCTTCGAAGGTGCGGCAACGGCCGCAGGGGCTGCGGCGGCGGATGCCTTCACGGCAGCCTTGTCGCGGACCTACCTCGAGCCGCCTGATCTTGGCCTCGGCGCCATAGCCGAAGATGCCCGCGCCCGGGCCGACGGCTATCGCGAGGCGGCCGGGATGCTGGCCGATGCCGCCGGTCGGCCGCTTGCCACCTGGCAGGCGCTGAAGGATGCCGTCACTGGCACGGGGACCGAGGCGGAAGCCGCGCTGGCGGATGCGGCCTCCTCAGCCGATGCCCTAACTTCCGGGCTGAACGACACCGCCACCGAAGCAGAGGGTGCAGGCCGCGCAGCGCGCGACGCTGGGGCGGCAGCGGCCGAGGGCGCGGACACGGCCCTGACCGGCTGGCAGGCTGTCACCGCGGCCCTCGCCGACTATGCCGCCAAGGCGCGCGACATCGGCGGGGATATCGGCAGCGCGCTGGTGGGCGCGTTCCAGAGCGCCGAGAACGCCATCGGCGACTTCGTGAAGACCGGCAAACTTGACTTCCGCGATCTGGTGACCTCGATGATCGCGGATCTCGCCAAGCTCGCTGCCCGCCGCTTCATCCTCGGCCCGATTGCGAACGCTCTTTCCGGAGCGCTGGGCGGAGCAGGCGGCATCTTCGCGAACATCCTGCATGCGGGCGGGATGGTCGGTGCCCTTGGTCCCGGACGCATGGTCCCGGCGCTGGCCTTTTCGGGTGCCCCGCGCATGCACAGTGGTGGCTGGGCCGGGCTGCGGCCCGACGAGGTGCCAGCGATCCTGCAACGCGGCGAACGGGTTCTCTCCCGGCGCGAAGCTGCAGGGTACGGCCAGGAGGGTGCCTCCACCGTCAACGTCACGATCAACGCCCGCGACGCCGAGAGCTTCCGCCAGTCCCGCACGCAGGTCGCCAGCGACATAGCCCGGGCAGTCTCGCTGGGCCGGAGGGGGATGTAATGGCGTTTCACGAGGTCCGGTTTCCGGACAACATCAGCCGGGGCGCGCGCGGCGGCCCCGAACGCCGCACGCAGATCGTCGAACTGGCGAGCGGTGCCGAGGAGCGCAACACCAGCTGGGCCAACAGTCGCCGCCGCTACGACGTCGCTTATGGCATACGCCGCGCCGACGATCTGGCGGCGGTCGTCGCCTTTTTCGAGGCCCGCAACGGTCGCCTCCACGGCTTCCGCTTCAAGGACTGGGCAGACTTCAAGTCTTGCCCGCCATCGCAGACGCCTGGCCCAACCAACCAGCCCATCGGGACCGGGAACGGTGCGGCCACCCTGTTCCAGCTGACCAAGCGCTATACCTCCGGCGCGCAGTCCTGGACGCGGGCCATCACCAAGCCCGTCGCCGGGACCGTGACCGTCGCCCTGAACGGCACGCCGCAGGCCTCCGGCTGGTCGGTTTCCACGACCACGGGCCTCATCACCTTCACCACAGCCCCGGCCGCAGGCGTCGCTATCACCGCTGGCTTCGAATTCGACGTCCCCGTCCGCTTCGACACCGACGCCCTCGACGTCACCCTCGACCTTGAACGCCTCGGCTCGATCACCTCGATCCCCCTTGTGGAACTTCGCACATGAACGACGAATCCTTCTGGTCCCACCTTTGGCGCGAGATCGCCGCCTCGACGGCGCTGATGCTGGCCTTCTGGGGCGCGCTGGGCGGTGCCACCAATGCCCTGACCACCCGGATGGCGCTGCGTGAAGCCTTGCGGCATGTCCTGCTTGGCGGGTTGATCGCCGCGGGGATGGGCAGTTTTTCCATCGTGATCGTGACGGGTTGGCTCGGTCTGCCCGATGGCGCCGTCGCCGCAGGCGGGGCGGTCGGCTCGGCCGCCTACCTGGTCGGCGTCTTCGGGGCCGCCTTCATCGAGCTCATCCTCGCCAGGCTCCGCCGCGCCGGGAAGGATGACGCTGATGCATGAGATCCTTCGCCTTGCCCGCTCGCTGCGCTGCGATCCCGCGGAACCCGGACAGGCCTTTGCCCACCGGCTCCGTATCGGCCTCGCAGTCGCCGTCCTGATCCTTTTTATCTCAACCCTCGGGTAATCCCATGCAAACCTCTGATCGGGGGCTTCTGGCCCTGATCCGGCACGAAGGCGTCGTGCCCGGACCCTACCTGGATGTTAAGGACATCTGGACCGTCGGCATCGGCCATACGGCCGCCGCTGGTCTGCCCGATCCGGCGCGGATGCCGCGCGGCATGCCCGCGCATCTCGATGCCGGGATCCGCGAGGCCTTTCGCATCTTCCGCACCGATCTCGCCGCCTACGAGGCAGAGGTTCTGCGTGCAGTGAAGGTGCCGCTGGACCCCCACGAGTTCGATGCGCTGGTCAGTTTCCACTACAACACCGGCGGCATCGCCAAGGCCGCGCTGACTAAGGCTCTGAACGTGGGCAACCGTGCGGCGGCGGCAGCGGCCTTCATGGGCTGGCTCAAGCCCGCGGCCATCCGGTCCCGGCGCGAGGCGGAGCGCGATCTCTTCGCGAGGGGCATCTACCCTACCGGCACCATCCCGGTCTGGTCGGTCGACCGCAACGGCCAGGTGGATTTCTCGCGGCCGATCCGTCGGCTGACCGAGGTCGAGGCGCTGGCATTGCTGCGCCCGATCGGCGCGACGATGCCGCCTCCCGCCCAATCCACCACCGCGCCCAGCTGGTGGCAGCGCCTCGCCAACCTCTTCACGCGAAAGGAAACGACAGGCGGTGTCTGTTTTGTGTGTTGATTTCCCGCCAACCTTCTGGAACATTTAGCGAACATC